GGGGCCACCGGTGAGTTCCTGCGGTTCCCGACATGGCGACAGCTGATGGTGCCGCTCTATCGGTGCCAATCGGGAGTGCCGAATCGAGCGTGGGGATTCAAGGAAGACCTACCTCGATCGCTCCAGCCAACGCGGCAGCAGCTGGTCATGCTGCCGTCGGGGCTGGCCTCGCCCCCGCCGGATGGCGCCGAGAACCCCGCCGCCTACAGCCTGGTGGCAGCCGGCGGCGACGGGCAGCGCCTGCTGCCGGCTGCCGCTTCGGATTCCCAGAGCCTTTCACGGAAGGACTGGATCGAGTATCTGCAGGAGGGACAGCAGCGGCAGGGGTCCAATGCCTCTGCTGCCTAAGGACCAGATCCGAAACATCCTGCAGCGCGGATTGCTCGCTGGGTATTGGTCGGTCGAACAGTTCAACCACGACCTGCCACCGCACGCCGAGTTCACTCTGCCCACGTGGGATTTTCTGGACGCCCATCCACGCTTCGCCGATATGTTCTTCCGCGACCTGGAGGCATACCGGAACCGCCACAACAACGACACCCCCATCCTCTGATGCCTGATACCTACACAATCCTGGAGGAGAAGATCGGCATGGGCCGCATCCTCGTGACTGCCCGCCCTGGGCTTGGTCCCTGCAGGGGGCAGTGGCTTGTGACGTTTGAGCGTCACAACAGCAAGCGGAAGTTTCTGGACCAGTGCGCCGCATGGATGCCCGATGGCGAATGGGATGGATCGCGCTGGCTGCCGTTCCGCTCCCAATTCGTCCCGCCCGACGCGCTGCAGCGGGTTCAGGACTGGCTGCGGGGTCGCCCGGTGCCGGCGGAAGAGTTGAGCCCCATGGAAATCGAGGCACAGGAAGCCTTTACGCAGTTGCGAGATGAAATCCTCGGCCTTTCGGACGGCTTAGAGGTGAACGAAGTTCTATGCATTATTGACAACCACACACCGGAATGGGTATGACCGACCAACCCAGGGCCTTGGTGGATGCGGAGCTCTACCTTCGCCGCCACACCGCCGTAGCTGAATACGAAATCGAATGGGCGCCGGATGATTGGACCTACGTGTGTCGTCACGGCCAGGCGAAGGCCGGCTTCCAGGACTTCCTTGCATCCGTCCGTGATGCGCTGCCCGACCACCAGCTGCGCCTGTGCCTCGGCACTGCCGCCAGCTTCCGCTACAGCCTGTTCAGCGCCTACAAGGCGAACCGCAAGGCATCCCGCAAGCCGGCCGGCTACGGCGCCCTGACCCGATGGGTAATCGAGGCCGGTGAGGTGCGGGGCTGGAACATCGCCATGCTGGCCGAGGTCGAGGCCGACGACGTGATGGGGATCCTTTGCCGCCCTGGTGATGTGATCGTGAGCGAGGACAAAGACCTGTTGGGGATTCCCGGCCTGCACCTTCGAGGCACGGAGTTCATGGAGGTTTCCGAGCATCAGGCCGATCTGAATGTGTTCTCGCAGGCGCTGATCGGGGACGCCACGGACAACTACCCCGGCTGCCCTGGCATCGGCAAGGTGAAGGCCGAGGGCATTCTGGCCGGACGGCGCAACGAGTTTGAGATGTGGTGCGCCGTGCTGAATGCCTTCCTGAAGGCTGGCCTCACCCGACGGGATGCCATCACCCAAGTGCGGCTGGCCCGCATTCTTCGATCTGGCGAATATGACGAGGATCGAGAACTGCCAATCCTGTGGTCTCCACCTGACGGCACCCCGTAGCATGGGGGCAAGTTCTACAGCCCTGTAATGCCGAAGCCCGTCAACGCAGAGGAGCTGGTCGAAAAGCTCGAAAGCCTTTGGCCTGACATTGCCCCGCATCCGCAGGCCACAGACCGCGAGATCCAGCAGCAGATCGGTTCCGTCCAGGTGGTGCGGTGGCTACGGGTTGAGCTGCTGACCAACGATGCCGACGGCCCCACGGTCTACCCGCCCTCCTTCGACACCGGGAGGGGCTGATCCATGTGTGCGGGCGGCGGGGGATCCAGGGCCACCATCTACGCGCCCGACACCAGGGCCTACGACGCGCTTGCCAGTCAGCAGCTGGCACTGATGCAGCAGACGCAGAGCTCCGATGTGCTGACAAAGCAGAGCCAGCTGGATGCCCTGGTGCGCGAGCGGACTGCGCTGCAGACCCAGGAGCAAGCGGTTGCCACGGCTCGTGCCAACAACACGACCGCGCAGGCGGCCCGGCTGGCGGCACTGGTTGGCGCACCGCCGCCCGAGAAGCCGGCTGCGGCCCCGGTGATCGGCTCCGACCGCACCGGCGAGAAGCGGCCGACCGGGAAGCAGGCCCTGCGAATTGATCGAGCAGCCGGAACAACTGCCGCCGCTCCCGGCGCCGGCCTCAACATCACCACGGGGAACTGATCATGTGTTCAGGGGGAGCGCGAGCACCGAGAACCGTTTATCAGGGCCCCAGCCAGGCCCAGATCGACGCACAGAACCAGCAGATGGAGATGGCCAGGCGGCAAGCCGAGGAGGCCAACCAGCGGATGCAGTCCCAGCTGGACCAGCAGATCACCGCTGCCAATGCCGAGAGCGAGCGCGCCAGGGCATCGCTGGCAGAGCATGCCGCAGCCGCTGCCGCCGAGGTCGTGCCGGCGATGATGCAGACCTACGCCACCACCACCACCACGGCGGCCCCTGCCCCAGGGTCCGCCCTGACCACCGAGCCAGCCAAGCAGAAGGAGAGGAAGAAGATGGCCGCCGGGCTGACGATTGCTCCAACTGGCGCAGCGGCGGCAGCTGGCGCTGGCCTCAACATCGGGACCTGAAATGGACACGACGCAGGGGCCTGCTGAACAGCGCTACGAAAAGCTCCGGTCCGATCGTGACCGCTGGCTAGCGCGTGCCCGGCGGTCCTGCCGTCTGACGCTTCCATGGCTGGTGCCGGCCGCCAACGACCCGGACCAGGGCCAGCCTGAGACCTACCCGCTGCCATGGAATGACATCGGCGCCGAGGGTCACCAGCACCTGGCCAGCCGCTGGCTGCTGGCGGTCATGCCGGCCAGCGAGACGTTCTTCAAGTACACGATCGACGAGAAGCAACGGGCCACCCTGATCAGTGATGCCCGGCAGGCCGGAACGGCAGAGGAGGACATCGCCAAATCCATGGTGGAGTTCGACCGCAGCCTGCTGGCGCTTGAGCAGTCGGTGCTCCGCGAGATCAACAGCACCCACGACCGCGCCGTGGTGCAGGAGGCCATGGTCCACCTGGTCGGCCCCGGCAACATCCTGCTCTACGACGACGAAGACGACGGGCTCACCTGCTACCACCTGAACCGCTACGTGCTGAAGCGGGACCCGATGGGCCGACCGCTGGAAGCGGTGATCTGCGAGAGCTTCACCGAGGACAGCCTGCCGAAGGTGGTGGCCGAGCATCTGGGCCTACTCGATGACGAGGAGAGCGAGGACGACAGCCCCGATCCGTTGGCCGCCACCAAGGTGATGAACGAGGAGGAGGTGATCAAGGTCTACACCCACGTGGAATGGGACTACACCAAGGGGAAGGTCCACTGGTGTCAGGAATGCAAGGGGGAGGAGATTGACGGACAGGACACGGAGGTCGATATCGAAATCTCCCCATGGATGCCGCTGCGGGCGACGAGGATCGAAAGCTGCGACTACGGCCCCGGCTACATCGAAGCCCGTTGCCTGGCCGCACTGCAAACCGCCGAATCCCTTAGCCAGGCCGTAACCGAGGGGGCGATGATCGCCGCCGAAAGCAAGAACGTGGTCCGCCCTGGCGGGGTCACAAGCATCAAGGACCTGGTGGCCTGCCGCAACGGCGGCTATGTGGTTGGCCATCCAGACGACGTGAGGGAGCTGGGATCTGATGGCCGCAGGGGGCAGGGCCTCGTGGTGGCAGAAGCCCGCCTGCAACGGGTGGAGGCCACCCTGAAACGGGCCTTCATGATGTCGGACGTCAGGGATTCGGAGCGCACCACCGCCGAAGAGGTGCGGATGGTTGCGCAGCGGATGGACGAGGGACAGGTCGGGGTCTATTCCGTCTTGACGACCGAGTTTCAAAATCCGTACATCACCCGAAAGCTGCATGTTCTGACCAAGCAGGGAAAGATCCAGCTGCCCAAGGACTTGGTAAAGCCAGTGGTGAGCGTTGGCCTGGCAGCAGTTGGCCGGGGCAACGATCTGGAAAAGATGATGAGGTTCCTGCAGGGCCTGGATGCGCTGGGCAAGATCGTTGGCCCCCAGGAGATCACGGCCCGCATCGACGTGAGCGACGCCATCACCCGGCTCAGCAACGGGCTGGGCATCGAGTCGATCGACCTGGTGCTGCCCGAGCAAAAGGTGGCCGAGATCAAGGCCCAGCAGCAGCAGGCAGCGCAGCAGCAGCAGCTGACGCAGTCCCCCATGGCGGACCCGGCAAAGCTGGCCACCGCCGCGGCTACGGCCCAGCAGATGCAGCAGGACCCGGGCGAATCCCCGCCCCCTCAATAACCCACTGAGCCATGAGCACCACCCAAGAACAGCTCCTCAACCTGGTGCGCCCGGGTGAAGAGGATCGCCTCACTGCCGCGCTAGACGAGATCGAGGCAGAAGGCAGCCAGCCGACCAGCGAGGCATGGGATCTGTCCCACCCCCTCGATCGCATGCTGGCCGCCGAGGAGCGAGCGGAGCAGAAGCAGGCCACCCCTCCCCGGCAACCCACCACCCCAGCGCCGGCCGAGGGCGAGGACGCCGACGACCCGCTAGCCGATCTGCTGAGCCCAGCGGATGACAGCGCCGACGCCACCGACGACAACCAGGCCACCGACGACGAGATTCCGGAGGAGTACCGGGGCAAGTCGCTGAAGGAGGTGATCGCACTGGCAGAGGCCAAGGCCAAGGTGCCCACCGCCGGGAACACGCTCCCCCCGGAGGCCTACACCCCCGAGCTGGGCAAGGCGCTCTACGGCGAGACCTTGGCCGGCCTGTTCACCGCCGCCGAAGTGAACCCCCTGCAGCTCGATGCAACCCTGCGGGCCGGGGGCGACGTGAGCCAGCAGGTGGAGGCACTGGCCACCAAGGCAGGCCTACCCAAGGCCGTGGTGGAGACCTACATCGACGGGATCAGGGCCTCCTCTCCGGCCGCCGCCCCCCAGCTGAGCGCGGAAGATGGCGCGGCCATCCGGCAATCGGTCGGAGGCGATGACAAGTTTCGGGCGCTGAGTGGCTGGGCGCTTGCCAACCTAAGCAAGGGAGAGCTGGCCGGCTACAACGCCGCCATCGACTCCGGTAACAAGGAGCTAGCCGCCTTTGCGGTGAAGGCGATCCAGACCAGGGCGGCGGCAGCCGATGGCGCGCCACGGCCTCGCAGCGAGCCGCAGCTGGCCAGGGGTGGGCGTGGCCAGGCCCCGATGCGGTTCGCCTCGCAGGAGCAACAGAACGCGGCCGTCGATCGACGCAATGCCCAGGGCGAGCGGCTGATGCACGTCGATCCCGTTTATGCCAAGCGGGTGAAAGCGGCGATTGCTAACTCGCCGGATTGGGCCTGAAGATGTAGCATCGGCGCAACGACTGCTGCACCTGTGTAGTGCTGGCCTCCCTGCGGGAGGGGCCAGCACACCTCCCACCGGTCAAGTCAGGCGTTACAGCTACAGCGTCTTTGCATCGTTTGGCCCTCTACGGGGGAATCGCTGAACACAGGTTGCAAGAAGCCACGGGCAAACAACCCAAACGCTTTTTGCAGCCATGGCGATCAATGATGCCTTGCTGGCCAGACTTGGCCAGATCCAGGGGGCGGGCACGGTCGATACCGTGTTCCAGAAACTGGGACAATCCGAGATCCTGAACGCGCTGAAGCGCAACACGGTCTTCAAGAACCTGGTGAAGACCAGGAACATCAAGGGTGGAAAGAGTTTCGACTTTCAGGTGACCGGTCGCGCTGCCGCGTCCTACGTGACGCCCGGTGTGCCGTTGCTTGGCGGTTTGGCCAGCAACTCCCCTAGTGACATCAACGTCAAGAACATCGCCGTCGATGGCCTCATGGCTGCCGACCAGGCGATCTTCGACCTTGATCAGCTGATGAACTATGCCGATGTGGCCTCCGAGTTCTTCGAGCAGCTGGGCATCGCCCTGGCCTGGGAGACCGACAAACGCATCGCTCGAATCCTCTTCGCCGGAGCCAGCAACAGCTCTGAGCCCCTTGCCCGCTCGATCAACACTGGTCGGACCGGTTACAAGAAGACTTTGACGGCTGGCTATGCGACGGCTTCCAAGTCGGCCAAGGGCGACGAGCTGGTAAGCGCCATTGGCGATGCCGTGACCCAGTTCCGCAAGAAGGACGTCGATCCCTCCACCCTGGTCTGCGTGTTGCCCCCGGATGAGTACGACTTCCTCACGGAAGGGACCAAGCCGATCAACAGCGACTACAACAACGGAGCCGCCGGCCCGAGCAACGGCACCATCGCCAATGGCATGGTCTACCGGGTGAAGGGTATCCCCATCATGTGGTCCAACCACGTGGTGCAACCCTCTTACACGCTGAACACCTACGACAAGAACAGCGACTACGCCCAGGACTTGTCCAAGTGCAAGGGACTGATCTTCAGCAAGGAGGCCGTCGGCATGCTCACTTTGCGGGCGCCCAAGCTCCAGATGACCTCCCCCGACGGCGACTTCAACATCCAATACCAGTCCACCCTGGCTGTGGCCACGCAGTCGATCGGCGTCGGCCGACTGCGGGATGAATGCGCTGCGGCGATCGTGATCCCCTAAGTTCTGATCAGACGGAGCGACTTGGCCCTCGGCTTGCCGGGGGCCTTTTTCATGGCAGCCGATAGCATGTGCTCTACAGCGCTGGATCGCTCATGGGCCTGGCTAACCAGTCAGCAACGCCAGGCCGCACCACCCTGCTGGATGCCGTCAATATCCTGCTGGCCGTGATCGGCGAGGCCCCGGTCAACGGCCTCGATGACCCGGTGATGACCGAATCGAGCATCGCCGAGCGGACCCTGCTGGAGTTTCACAAGCAGGAGCAGACCAGGGGGTGGAGCTGGAATGGCGAGCAGGACTACCCCTTCACCGTGGCGGTAGACGGGACCATCACCGTGCCGTCGAACCTGACCCGCTTTGCCCCCGATCCATTTCAGTGGGATGGGCGCTTCATCCTTCGGGGACAGCGGGTCTACGACCGAACGAACCGAACCTTCGTGTTGACCGGCGCTGTCGTAACGCAGCTCACCGCCGACGTGGTTTGGATGCTGCCCTGGGATGACTGCCCGGAGACCTTCAACCGGTACATCAGCATCCTGGGCGCCAGGTCCTTCGCCAACCGTTTCCTCGGGTCGGATTCGATCGAGCGCTACACCCAGCAGGACTTGATGATGGCCCGGGCCGAACTGGATCGGAACGAGCTGCAGCAGCTCCAGCCCAACAGCCTGAGCGGCCAGCGCGGCGTGCTGCCGTTTGGCACCTTCAACCCTGCGGCCGGACTGGCGGGCCGCAACAGCCGGAGTGCATTCGACTGATGGCCGAGCTCTTCACCTCCACGATTCCGAACCTGATCCAGGGGGTCAGCCAGCAGCCGGACGCGCAGCGGGATCCCACCCAGGCGGAGCTGCAGATCAACGGGGTCAGCAGCTCCGCCGAGGGCCTGCGCAAACGGGATCCCACGCAGACCCTGGCCAAGGTGAGCTCCACCAGCCTGGGCGATGTGTTTGTCCACGCGATCCTGCGCGACCGCACCGAGCGGTATCTGGCGGTGATCAGCAGCAGCACCGTGAAGGTCTTCGACCTGGACGGCGTGGCGCAGACCGTCAGCGCCCCCAGCGGCTACGGCTACCTCTCCGGCGTGACGGATGCGAAGCGACAGATCCGATGCGGCACCGTGGCCGACTTCACTTTCGTGGCCAGTGCGCTCAAGGTGGTGGCGATGGACTCGGCGGTGGCCCCAGCGGTGGCCAGGCCGGCGACCAACGAGGCCCTGTGCTGGGTCAAGGCCGCCAACTACGGCCAGTCCTACAAGGTGAACCTGAACGGCACCCTGGCCACGGTGACGACCACGACCACGGCCGGCGCAGCAATCAGCACAGCAGACATTGCCGACCAGATCAAGACGGCCCTAGCCGGCGTGTCCGGCGTCTCGATTGCCCGGGCCGGATCGGTGCTGCATTTCACCAGCGCCAGCACGATCACGATCAGCGCCACCGACGCCAGGGCCAACGCGGACATCACCGCAATTGCCGGTTCGGTGCAGTCATTCACGAGCCTGCCGACGATTGCGCCCCAGGGCTACCAAGTGGAGGTGACGGGCGACCCTTCGAGCAATTTCGACGGCTATTACGTGAAGTTCGTCCCACGCACCGGCGCCGGCACCTTCGGCGAGGGCGCATGGGAGGAGACCGTGGCGCCGGGTGCGCAATACAAGCTCGATCCCACCACCATGCCGCAGGTACTGGTGCGG